CAGATAAGCGATTTGGACACGTAGCACGATTCAAGAAATACTATCCGCAAGCACATAAGACAGTCGAACCACCTAAGCCAGTTGAGGTTAATGTTGATGAGATAGTTCTACAAATCGAACTTATCACAGAATTACCACAACTCGCACAGTACTGGAGCGGCTTAGATATTCCAACTAAGAACATCGAAGCAATCCTAAAAGCTAAAGACAAACGTAAATCAGAACTTGAAAATGGTAATTCATAACGTAGAACAAAGAAGCCTCGAATGGCACGAATTAAGACGGGCTAAAGTTACCGGAACGAAATTCAAAAGCCTGCTTAGTAAAACCAGTATCGAACTTGTTTACGAACTCATAGCAGAAGCAGCCACAGTAATTGAAGATGATGAAGATGGTTATGTTTCCGCTGCTATGCTTTGGGGTGCTGAAATTGAGCCGTTAGCCTGTTTAGCTTATGAAGGTATCACAGGGCATAAAGTCAAACACGCTGGATTTCTATCGCATGACTTACTAGATTGGTTCGGACTTTCACCTGATGGATTGGTTGAACTTGAAGATGGTAGTATTATCGGTATTGAGATAAAAGCACCAAACACAAAGCGACACGTTAAAACCATTGTCGAGAATAAAGTTCCTACCGATGCTAAGGCAAATTGGCGACCTCAATGCATGATGTGGTTCTTATTGGATGAGAAAGTTAAGCAAGTTGATTTCGTTTGTTATGATGAGCGATACACCGATAAGAAGTGCCATATCATATCCATTAAGCGTGAAGATGTACTGGATGAGATTGATGAAATGAAAGAAAAGCTGTATAAGTTTCGCGAAACATGGCTAATCACTAAGAACAAAGCAAAATAACCGGCACGAAGCCACCACCTACCAGCAAGTAGTTAATTTTTAAGGGAGCGAAAAAGCTGGTAGGTTTATTGATTTGATTCGGTTGCCGATAACGGTTCTCGGCTTGGCGAAGTTGGGGATTTTGAAAACGAAACGCTCAAATTATTACTAAACTTAAATTGAAATACAGATGTTGAATTTACCACCAAACCCCCAATTTTGCCAAACCGATGTTAGTGGCAGTACGGGTAGTTACTTGGATTTTCTCCAAACGAAACAAAAAACACATATCCTTTCTGGATTTGATGTTGATGAAAAACAGTTAAACAATAAGATGTTTGACTTCCAAAAGTTCATTGTAAAACGAGCTTTAAAAGCTGGTAAGTATGCAATTTTTGCCGATTGCGGATTGGGTAAAACCTTGATGCAATTAGAATGGGCAAATCAAGTATGCAAAGAAACAAAAAGCAAAGTTTTGATACTTGCACCATTAGCAGTTGTAGGGCAAACAATACAAGAGGGGTTAAAGTTTGGAATTGATATGTCAAACATTGATGTTCAAAACTATGAGCAACTTGATAATATTGATTGTTCAATTTATAGCGGTGTAGTACTTGATGAAAGCAGTATTTTAAAAAACTTTGAAGGTGCTACTAAAAAACAAATAATTGATAATTTTATTAGCACTCCTTATAAGTTAGCTTGTACTGCAACACCATCACCAAACGACCCTATGGAATTGGGTAATCATAGCGAATTTTTAGACGTAATGAGCCGAAATGAAATGTTAGCAATGTACTTTGTTCACGATGGCGGCGAAACGGCTAAATGGAGGCTAAAAGGACACGCTGTAAAGATGTTTTATCAGTTTGTAGGTAGTTGGGCTATAATGTTAAATAAGCCTATGGATATTGGTTTTGAAATGACAGGATATGATTTGCCTAAATTGAATTTGTTAGAAAATCAAATTAAAACACCAAAACGAGATAATGGTAGTTTATTCAACGATGCGATTATTTCTGCAACAAATTTTAATCAAGAATTACGATTAACCAAAATAGAACGACTTGATGAAGTTGTGAAAATTATAAACGAAAAACCTGATGAAAACTTTATTATTTGGATTAAGCAAAACGAAGAAGGCGAAATGCTTAAAAAATTACTTCCTGATGCTGTTGAAGTAAAAGGGAGTGATAGTAATGAATGGAAAAAGGAGAAACTACTTGGATTTGCAAATAATGAATTTAGAATATTGATAACCAAAACCAAAATAGCAAGTTTTGGAATGAACTACCAAAATTGTAGAAATCAAATTTTTGCAAGTTTAGATTTTTCTTTTGAAGGATTGTATCAAGCTATCCGCAGGAGTTACAGATTTGGACAAAAAAACGAAGTAAACATTTATTTAATAACAACAGATACAATGGCTAATGTAAAACAAGCTATTGATACAAAACAAAAACAATTTGAAATTATGCAAGACGAAATGGCAAAAGCAGTTAATTTAAATTTAGCTGGGCAAATTATGCAAGTAGGTGAATTTGATACCACCGAAGAAAATAATGAATGGTATTCAATACAAAGAGGTGATTGTGTACAGTTAATTCAAAACGTAAAAGAAGAAAGTATTGGACTGAGTGTATTTAGCCCGCCATTTGCAGAACTATATACATATTCAAACCACTTGGAGGATATGGGTAATTCAAAAGATTACAATGAATTTTTAACGCAATTTAGCTTTCTTATTAGAGAGTTGTATAGAGTAATGATGCAAGGTAGAAATGTGGCAGTACATTGTATGGATTTGCCCATTCAGAAAGGGAAAGAAGGATTTATTGGGCTTCGTGATTTTAGCGGAATGATTTTAAAGGCTTTTGAAGATGCTGGTTTTGTTTATGCAAGTAGAGTAACTATTTGGAAGGACCCTGTAATTGAAATGCAAAGAACAAAGGCACTTGGACTATTGCATAAGCAAGTGAAAAAAGATAGCACTATGAGCCGTGTTGGTATTCCTGATTATGTAATGATATTTAGAAAAGATGGCGAAAGGAATAACCCTGTAACCAATACGGATTTAAGTGTTGATTTGTGGCAAAAATATGCATCTCCAGTATGGATGGATATTAACTATTCAAACACATTACAAGGGTTTAGAAATGGCAGAGAAGAAAATGATGAAAAGCATATTTGCCCTTTACAACTTGATACCATTGAAAGATTGGTACACTTATACTCAAACAAAGGCGATACTGTTTTAACTCCATTTATGGGTATTGGTAGCGAAGTTTATCAAGCTGTAAAAATGGGTCGAAAGGGCATAGGATTTGAGTTAAAAGAAAGCTATTTTGATTTAGCTAAGGCAAATTTAAAAGCAGTCGTTTCTCAAAAGAACCAAGTCAGCTTGTTTGATGCAGTTAAGTAGTATTGCACATAACGTCCGAGTGCTTGGCGAAGAAGCGGATAAACAAGCCTAAACTTTAGATTGAGCAACCAAATTAACAAACAAAAAACAGATTATAAATTAATAACTGAACCCGCTTTTTTGCCAAACACTTGTTATAGGCAGTACGGGTTGTAAAACGAAAATTATGGCAACATTTGAAACAGTAGATGTTGGAACTATTGCATTAATCCAACAAACAGAAGAAGGTAGAATTTTACAAATTGGATTAACAGTTGCTCAAAGTAATATGTTACAATTATTTCTGGCTAAATTATCAGAAGAAAGTAAATTAATTCAGATGCCAGAAGAATATGATTTGGTATTAAAATCTTCTTTGAAAACGAAAAGGTAGTATTGCCTATAACGGTTCACGTATTGGCGATGTTGTGGACTTTGAAAAACTATCGCTCAGAATTATTATTAACGTTTAATAGAATTACAAATGAACAATTCAGAACAAAAGCCGCAATCTTGCCAAGCCGATGTTATGCGTAGGGCTACTGGCATAATGTTCAAAGGAAATGAACTATTAGATGGCGATATTGTCGCACAGCATTGCCAAATGAGAGATGACTATACAGGCAAAACAAGCATTGAATTAAATAGATTGCTGATTTGTTGGAATGGCAAAAGCTGGGATGTCAAATGTATAGATGCAATGATTGGTTACAGAAATAATTTTTGGGGGTACATTCCAAGATTTGATGAAGTTGTTGGCAATGCTATTGATAATGCTGATTTGTTGCGTGGCGGTGTCGTTTGGCAGCCTTACGCATAACGGTTTGCGTATATAAGAAGTGGCGGATTTAGAACCACAAATTTTAATTAAACAACAAACATTAATAGAATGAGAAAACTTAAAAATACCACAGAAGACCGCCATTTTTTATATACGCTGTTATCTGCTGGTTCTTTTCCGAAAGCCACTTTCTCACTTGGTTGTTTTACATCGCAATTGGCAAGTAGTTTAACAACTATTGATTATGTCGGAGAAGTCACAGAAATAGATTTAGAAAGTGGCTATTGTAATTGGAAACACGAAAAAGGTCATCAAATGCCTTGTGTAAATATTAACTGTATCACTCTGCATTGAGCTTGCAGATAACGTATCGGTGCTATACGATGTGGCGGATTTTCAGCAGAAAGCCCAATACGAAGCACCAAAGTTGAATTAAGTACAAATGTTTAATCGAAGCACGTCAGCCGCCATATTGTATAGCACTTGTTAGCGGCAGGGCTTTTAACGGATCTAAAAATGAATACAGAATTAATGTTTAGCAGTAAAACGGAAATGTGGGCTACTCCACAAGATTTCTTTGATAAGATGAATGATCAATACAATTTTTCTTTAGATGTATGTGCCATTCAAGAAAACGCAAAGTGTGCCAATTTCTTTAGCCCTGAAACAGACGGACTAAAACAGGAATGGAAAGGCACTTGCTGGATGAACCCACCATACGGTAGAGAAATTGGCAAATGGGTTGCAAAGGCTTATCAGGAAGCAGTAGAAAAGAAAAATTGTATTGTGGTGGCTTTGTTGCCTGCCCTAACCGATACAAGATGGTTTCACGATTACATTTATATGATGTATAATGTAGAAGTTGACTTCATTAATGGCAGGCTAAAATTTGGTAATGGTAAAAATTCAGCCCCATTTCCGTCAATGGTGGTCGTCTTTAAGCCTTGCCGCTAACGGTTTCTGGCTTTGCGTTCGTTGGGGATTACCAGCTCTAAAGCTCATTTGAAAAACTAAATTTAATGATATGACAAAAGTAAAATTGAAACCGAAAAGCCCCAATGACGCAAAACCCGTGTTATCGGATGCTGATGTGCGTTGGCTACCGAGATATTCAAGCACGATGGAAGATGATAAGCAAGCTAGATGGGCAAGAGTAGCATACGCAGGAAAGTTTGACAATATGGGCTTTTGTAGAGGAAAGGTTTGCCGTTGGGAAATTGCTTGGGTGAAAAAATTGGATATAAAAGGAGAACTGAAATTTGTTATAAGCTATTTATACCCATCAAACGGCAAACACTTATTTGATAATTTGGAAGATGCTCAAAAGGAAGTGGAGCAAACTTTCCGATGGTTTATGAAGATGTGCAGTGGGAAAATCAGTTGCCCATAACGATTGGTATTGGCGAAGGGCAAGAATAGTAGTACAGATGTTCAACATTTGCACAATGCTGAATAGTAGTACAACTGCTCAATTTATTACTTATGCTTGCCTTTTGCCAATACTTTGTTGTACACTGTTTTTTGGGTCGTAAAAAATATTTTCACTTTTTATTTGAAAAAGTTTGCAAAATCAAAATAAAGTATTATCTTTGTAATGTCAATAAGGCAAAAAAAATTAAAACAAAAACAAAATGACAAATTTTAAATCAAATAACGAAGCAAAAAAGGTAGCAGAGCAAATAGCAAAAACCACACAAGTTTTTTTTACAAATGAAGGCTTAGAAATTACATTTACAAATGATGTAAATAATCAAAAAGATATTGTAGTTGAATTGAAAAAAGTTTTTTCTGATGTAAAATTAAAGGGTCGTAAAGTTCCAAGTATAATAATCAACAGAATAAACCAAGTAACAAATGGACTTAGAATTACAGAAGTTGCGTACTAAACTAAACAAAATTGAAACAGAGCTTTCTAAGTGTAGAGGCTCTGTTTTAGAGGATGGATGGCAAACAAAGCGTTATGCTAAAAAAATGCGGAAATGGGATTATTACGCAGTAGAAAAAATGAAAATTTTACAACAAATAGAAGATTATGAAAATAACATTAAATAAAATGAATTGGAGTAAGGCTTGTTATAAGCCATCCTTTAGGAGATATTGGAGTGGCAAAATTTGGAATTTTTCAATTTACAAATACTCACTTTCTTTAGATTTTAGAAATGGGTTTAAATTAACTGACTTACTTAATGAAAAAGAAAAAAAGCGTTTTTATTTAGGGATGTGGTTAAGAAAAAACAGGAACTAATGGCAAAGAAAAAAGAAAAGTCAAAACGTGGTGGAAAACGAACTGGAAGCGGTCAAAAGTTGAAATATAATGAAGAAACTAAAACGGTTGCTTTTCGGTGTCCAATTTCAAAAGTAGAAAAGTTAAAAGAAATTGTAAACGTTCAACTTTCGGAATGGGCCGTCTTAAAATAGCGTACAACGTTTTGCAGATAGGCGATGTGGCGGAAATCGAAGCCGAAAACTATCTGCAAGCACTGAACTTAAATTAAAAAACTGAACTTAATATTAACCGAGAACCCGCCATATTGCCTATGTGCTGTTATAAGTAGGGCTTCTCACAAATTAAAATAGAATGACCAAAGCAGAATTACTCGAAATTATCAAAGACTATCCCGATGATGTGGATTTAGTTTTTACACAAGAAACAGAAAGAGAAGCTGGCGATGTGTCGGATATGTATTTAGACCACTTAACTGAATGTAAAGCGTTCAACTATATCAATCTATATTTTAAATGGACTGATGTCGGGGAATAGCCTTACCTATAACGTTTTGCGGCTATACGCAGTTGTGTGTCGGCTTTGTGCGGTTGAAAAATTGCGTATAGGTGCTGTTATGTATCAGTTTATTTTTTACTTTTTTGCGCTGGTTTTCAATTAGTTACATAATTTAACAAAAATAATCTTGAAATTGTTTGCAGAATCAAAATAAGTGCGTATATTTGTATCAACAAAAACAAACAGATATGAAAACTTTAGTAAAAGATAGCCAAAGCAGAATAGTAAGATACGGTATGAAATGCTTTAGAAACGATGGCGGGTATAAAGTACAAGCATTTGCTAATGCTAAAAAAAGTGGTAATAAATTAATCATTAGCGATGTTTACAATGATTGCTTTGATAGTGAAGGGAATATTGTATCTGGGACTTATAAAATTATTAGTGTTGGAGTTGGCAAAATTGCTGAAATTAAATGTGAAAAAATATGAAATACAATTGTCCTAAATGCGGAGCGTTAAGTTTTATAGCCGAACAAAAAATACAATATTGTGAGAAATGTAACTATATGCAAGGCAGAACCGAGCATGGAGGGAAAAGAGCCAATGCAGGCCGCAAAAGCCAATATAAGGAAGAAACACAAACAATTTCATTTCGTGTTCCAAAATCACTAATTGAACCGATTACTAAATACGTCAAACGTGCGCTGGCAAAAAGTAAAAAATAAATTGTACATAACGCTTCGGGGCTTTGCGATGTGTGGGCATCGAAGAACGAATGTTGAATAACCCACAAAAGCATCATAGAAGTACGATGCTGAATATTAGTACTTCTGCCCACATATTGCAAAACCCCTGTTATATGCTGTGCTTTTTTAGGGGTGTAAAATTTAAAATTATGTCATATACACAAAAACGTGAAATTAAATTTAGAGATTTTGATTTCGACACAAAGAAAGTTCGGCACTTTAATTTAGATACTTATGATAAAAACGAACACGATAGTTATGGTAATATAACAGAGTTTACTGGTATAAAAGATAAAAACGGTAAAGATATTTACGAGGGCGATTTAATTACAATTACCGACCCATATAATAACAATACAGCAAAAGGTGTTGCAATTATAGTTTTTTCTAATGCTTATGTAGGGGGTTGGGTTGCTACTGTCGATTATAAAGAAACTTTAAATATTGGAACAAGGTCAAATTATATTGAAGTTGTTGGAAATGTTTATGAAAATGTCGATTTAGTACCGACTGTCGTAGCATAGCATATAACTTGTTTATACCCGCTAAATACCTTCGCTAACACATCACTAACAATTCTTAAAGCGAAGTTTTGCTTCGTTTAACTTAAAACTTTTCCAATGCTAATCATAATCGGTGTGAGATAATTTGTATATTTGGGGAGTTCAGTTATGCCGCCACGTAGCTGATAGCGAAAACATTTATTTCCACATGAGGGAGGCTGGCGGGCTTCTCTTATGTGGATTTTTTTTTGATATGAAAGAATCATTCCTTGTTTATAAAGAATGGAACACCTTAATCGAATCACTTGAAGATGATGATAGGTTGTTTTTTTACGACACACTTTTCAATTTTGATGGTGAAGAAATACCAATTTTCAAAAGCAAACATTTACAGTCTGTTGTTAATTTCGTCTTTGGAAAGATCATTGAAAACGATAAGAAATACTCTACAAAGTGCGAAAAAGCTAAAGAATCAGCTAATAAGCGTTGGAATGCGAACGCATCCGAATCTATGCGAACGCATGCGAATGTAAAAAAGGCAATGCATAATGATAATGTAAATGATAATGTAAATGATAATGTAAATGATAATGACAAAAAGGGAAAGCAGCCGCCAAAGAAAAAAAAAGAAACTACACCCGAATACTTTTTCTCAGAAACGCCCGAAGGAATGAACTTCGATATTTTCCGCGAAAAATGGAACGAAACAAATTTTGCAGAACTTCATACGCAAATTGACCCGTTCATTCTTTGGGGAACAATGCGAGATTGGTCAAATGAAAATTCACCGCAAAAAAATAAACGATCCGATTGGATAGCAGTTGGAAGAACATTCGTAAAAAAAGACCCGAAACAATTTACAAAATCAATTTTACCACATGGAGCAACAGACCACCTCAATACAGCAGACAGGAAAGGAGCAGAAATTTTATCCCGTGCTTTCGCAAGAATCGAAGCTAAATATTCAACAAGCAGCGAAAGTCCAAGCGATTAATATTTCAGAGAAACAAATCGAGATTGTGCTTTCTGGAATGCGTTTGCCAATTCGACAAATGGATGAGAAGAAACAAACTGAATTGCTTGTACAGGCACTTTACTACGTTGCTTCGGTTTATTGTGGTGTTAATTGGGATAACACGAATGAGATAATTTTAACTGCTTGCGCCGAAGAAGTTACTCGAAATTTTGGAATGTTAGGCATTGATGAAATTCGTGAGGCATTCTCTTTGGCTTCAATGGGAACTTTTGAAGCGGAAATGACAGCATGGAGGGGTGTATTTACCGTTTCAATTGTTTTGCGCGTTCTAAATGGATATAAAGCCTATCGAAACAAAATACAAAAAGCAATTCTTGTCGAACTTGAAAAGGAAAACGAACTTGAACGAATCGAAATTGATAAACAGAAAGCTGAACGGGTAAAAAAGGAAATAGAACAGGAGTTTCTTAACGCCAAAGAACAAGCTGGTGGATTGAAACCAATTTACACCAACTGGAAAGCAATCCCTCATTATTGGGCTAAATCGCTGATTGAAGATGGGATAATTGATATTTCACCTGAGCGCAAAAAGGAAATATTCAAAGAAGCGCAAAAGGAATCTAAGATTGAATTGATTGAACTTTCTCAGCAAGCACCTTCTGAATGGAAACGAGGTGAGGCTAAAGCGATTGTAAAAGCTATTGATTCAATGAAAGCCGAAAATACACCGGATGAATTTATTTTTAGGTGCAATAACAACTATTCACGTTTGCTTATTTGGGAGATAATAAACCCGCGAAAACAAAACAACTTTTACGAATCAGAAAAAGACGATAAGCCCTTTTGA